TTCCTGAACTTAAGCCTGAAACTCTAAAGAGTTATGAAGATTTAAAACAGTTGATTCAAGAAACACTAACACCATATGAAAAATTCTTAGATACTACCGAGCGCTTAGAAAAGTTGCGCCCGTTAGCTAATACAGCCAAAGAGATTGAAGCAATCGATAGAGCAGTTCAAAATGCTAATGTTGAGTTACTTAAAGCACTTGATAACCTGCGAGAAATTGAAAATGAACTTACGCCAGTTCAAGAAGCGTTCCAAGATTTAGGAGACTCTATAACCGAGTCTCTTAGTAGTGCATTTCAAGAGATGTTTAGTAAAGGTAAAGCCGATTTTAAATCCTTTGCCAATAGTTTAAAATCTACATTTGTAGCTTTGCTATCTAATTTAGTTGCTAAAGCATTACTAAGCCCTATTATTACTACAGTTGTCCAAGGTGTAGGAGGTGGTGGTGCAGCAGGTGCAGTTGGTGCGTTAGCAGGAGGTGGAGGTGGGGCCGGTGGTCTAACAGGTGGCCTCGGTAGTTTATTAAGTTTAGGTAGAAGCTTCCTTAGTGGTGGTGCAAGTGTAACATCAGGTTTAGCGCAAGGTGCAGAGGGCTTAATTAGAAGTTTAGGTATAGGTGGTGCTCCCGCAGTTGGACCATTAACATCAGGCGCAGGTAATGTTGTTCAAGGAATTTCTGCTGCTGGTACTTTAGCAGGAACCGTAGGTGGATTTGGAGGAAATTTAGCAGCTAATGCAATATTTGGTGGAGATCGTGGAATAGGAGCGAGTATAGGTGGAACGGTTGGTGCTATAGCTGGACAAATATTGATTCCAATTCCTGTATTAGGAGCAGCTATTGGTTCCTTTGTTGGAAATGCTATAGGTGGTTTATTTGGAGGTAAGCCAGGTACTAAAGCTAGTGAGTTTGGAGGTGTAACAACAGAACAGGGTATCGACAGTACTTTTGGTTCAAAGAGAGCATCTACAGAATTTGCTAAAAATTTATCTTCAGCAACAGGAGATATAGCTGAAGCATTAGGGCAATTCAGTGGTATCGATGTTGCAGACGTCTTAGTAAGAGGAGGTTTTAATACTGCGCAATTTGGTGGGGGATTTTTACAAATTGGAGGTACAGCAGACCCAAGCACAGGTGTAGCACCAGACCCATCAGCCACTATTAGATTTGATACGGAAAATGTTGAAGCAGGGTCAGCAGCATTAGGCCAACTAGCCGTAGAACTTTTAAAAGTTGGTGATGTAACTAATGAGAGTGTTTTAATTGCTTTACAGAATATACAGACTGAAGGACGTAGTTTAGAGGAAGTTTTAGGCGATATTGAATTTGCAGCAGCATTTGATGCTTTAGATTTTGTACCAGAAAAAATTTCAAGAGTGGAGCAAGCTTTACGAGATTTAAATATGCAGTTTGATAGCAATGTTCAAAAAGCCAAGGAGTTAGGTCTTGCCGAAGAAAAAGTAAATGAGGCTAGAATAAAAGCACTTAATATAATTAGACAAGGTTTTGAACAAAATATTGAGAATCAAATCTTAAATATTTTAGACCCAATACAGTTAGTATTACGGGAACTAGCTAGAAATCAAGCACAGAGAAGACGTGATGCCATCGCAATAGGTGCAGATATAGTGCAGGTAGAAAAATTATTTGGTTTAGAGCGCGCAAAAGTAATTAGTGATGCTTTAGGGGAAAATTTGGATGCTACACAAGATACCAATGATAAAATTACAGAAAAATTACGTGAACAAGAAGAGAAGATTGCAGCGTCATATCAAAAACAACTTGATATTATTGACGCCAGTTTACAAAAACAATTGCGGAATATAACAAAAATACAAGACCAGTTAGCTTTAAGTACTGATTTCAGTGGCACTAATATTTTAGGACGGGCAGCAGAAGGTCAAAAACAGTTAGATCGATTAGCTGATAGAATAGCTCAAGGAGATATCACAGCTTTAGACGACTTAAACAGGATAGTAAATGATTCTCTTGCTGCAATCCTACAAGGATTTAGTTCTACAGGAACACCATTTGTTACAGCACTAGATCAGGCGAATGCTATTTTAGAAGATGCTAAAATACTTGCCAAAGATGCAGCAGAAGAGCAGCGTGATATACAGAGAAATATTTTAGAAGAAGCATTAAGACAAACAAGTATCGAAGCTGAACAAGCATTGTTATTAAAGGACGTCGTTACAGAAATAAAAACCTTGTCAGATATTACCGTTGCTTTAAATAGTGCATTGGGTGCAACGTCAGCAGATATAATTGAAACTCAAGGAATTGACAGCGCACGTTTATTAAGACCTGGACAAACTGAAGATGTACTAAATGAAATTAATACAAAGAACCAATTATCAAGACGTTTGGTAAGACAGGCAAAAGTTACCGCAAGTGCAGGAAGATTTGACTTTAGTGACCCTAACTTACTAGGTACAAGTTTTGCGAACTTTATAAGAAATGCACCAGATGGCCAAGATATTCTTTCTAGGTTTAATGCTATAATTGAAGGATTAGGTGGAACTCCACAAGCATTTGCAAATGGTACACCAGGCTTTAGTCGTTTCAAAGGATTGGCTATGGTTGGTGAGCAGGGTCCAGAGTTAGTTAATTTTGGTCAGCCAGCACAGATATTTAATGCTGGTCAAACTGGTGGAGCGTTTAATAATAATGATGACTTAGCCTTAGAGTTTCAACAGTTTAGAGCACAATCCTCCAAACAAACTCAAGCATTACTAATTAGTCAGGAAAAAATTACCGATGAAATTAGAGAAATGAATGAGCTTATGAGTAGGAGGAGTAGTACATGACAAATCAATTTTTAATTGAGTTTGATGGTCATGACGGCTCTGGTGTAATTACAACTAGATTGGCTACAGGAAATGGGTTTAAAACTGCTAAGACTGAAACCCCTGCTCAAACTCCATACTTGCCAAGAATCATAGATACTGGTACTATAGAAACATACTTGTTTGAAAGTGCAAAAACTACAGGACAGTCAACATCGGGATTTGGTAGAGCAGTCTTAAATAATGCAGATGATGGCTTAGATTCAGTTTTAGATTTAGGTGTTGATGGTAGAGCATTTATTGTTAGAGAAAAAATAGGTGATGCGTATCCAACAGACTTTCCAATTAGATTCGCTGGTATTATAGATTTTCGGGAATCTACTGATACAACTATTACATTGTCGGTAAAGACGGCTTTACATAAAGTCTTAAAATTACCTTATCAACCAGTAAAATATCTTGGTGATAATTCGGATGCTTTAGGAGTAGAGGGTACCCCAGATGATTTGATTGGTAAACCTAAACCTAGATTACGTGGAGGGATAGCGAAAAATTTGACTCCTATAATGGTAAACGAAGCTGGTGAAACATATCAAATAAGCAGTGACGAAGTACAAACTATTGATACTGTATATAATGGACGTGCTCCCGTTGCTGCTGGAACTGGTCATGCTACACTGGCATTACTTGTAGTAGCTTCTCCAAGTGCAGCTACATTTGATTTTTATTTAGGTGATAATACTAAATCTATTGGGGATAATGAACGTGGATGTTATTTTAGATTCGGGACAACACCATCACATGATGTAACCTGTGATGCTACTGAAGGTGTTAATGTTGCAGCAAGGAGTATAGCACAAGTTGTGGATAGGCTTTTAGTAGATAAAGGATTTTCACTAACGTCGGCGAGTAAGACAGCAGCAGATGCAGATTTTGTACATGAAGTTCAGCATTGGCAGACCACGATAGAAAGTACAGTCGGAGATATTATTAGAGACATTTTACCCAGCGGTTCGTTTTTTCTTACAGATGACCCAACAACAGGTGATCTTACTATCGGAAGATTTAAGATACCGACAGTAGGAGAGGTTGCTTTAACTGTTAATGAAAAAACTTTAATTAATGTACCAAAAGTAAAAAAAATTAGAAGTCAAGATCAAAGTAAAAATATACCTGTGAATAGGGTAAATGTTTTATGGGATGAAAATTACACAATTATGAATAGACCTCAATTAACAGGAGTGGCAGATACAATTAAAGAGTTGGCGTTTGTTAATGAACGATATAGAGTATCTAGTGATAATGATGCTACAGTTCTAACTCAATTTTTAAATTCTCCTGAATTAGATATACGGACTAAATTAGTTACAAGTACTGGTGCAGGAGATCAAGATACACATGCGTTGAATTTATATAAAGTTTTACGGGAAATTATTGAGATAATTGTACCAACAGAGTTCGCAGGAACAATCGATAAAAATGATGTGATTAGAGTACGAGGAAAAATTTACAGAGTAATTGGTAAAAAATATAGTTTTCCTTCAGCCAACAAAAGAATAACAACAGCAGCAGTGACGTTTCAAGCGTGGGGAGGTATAAGTGGGTAATCCATTATTAGGGCAGCCAAATTATATAAAAAGTACTTTCGTAACTACAATTATTGGTGGTGGGAATTGGGAATTAGCCAGTCCTTTAGCAAATTTAAAAGACAAATTTTTTATTAATAATAGTATTTCCGATGATGCTACAGTTGAGAAGACAAGATTTGATATCGATTTTGTGTTTCAAAGAGATATAAAACTTTTTGCAATATACAATTCAAATATCAGTAAAGATGGTAGAGTTAAATTAAGAGGTGCTGATAGATCGGCATTTGAGGGTGTTTTAGTTGATGGTGTGAATGCTATTAATGCAACTACCCTAAATGTTAAAAAGACGTCAGGTAACGCCAATATACGCCCAGGAGATATATTTAAAATCGCAGGGGATACAACACTCTATAAAGTTACAGGGGCGTCAAACTTAGGGTTGGGAGATAACTTATTAATCGAAACTAATGATTTAACCGATGTAGCATGGACTAAAACAGGTGGGGCTATTACAACAGGAATTTTAGCACCTGATGGAAATACTGATGCTTTTTCATTCGTTGAGGATGGTACAAATGGTAAACATAGTGTCGATCAAGTTATTACAACAGGATTTACCGCAGGGGCAATACATACATTTACATTTTATATTAAAGCTGGATTATCTGATACCCGTGGAGTACAGATAGAATTAAGAGATAAAGATGGGGCAAGCCCCGAAACACTATTAAGTAGAGTTCTTGTAGACCCTTCAGATAGTAGTAATTTTACTTTAGAAACTGGAACTACTGTTAATATTACAGATGCAGGAGAAGGATATTTGAAAGTAGCTGTAAGTGAAATGTTAAATACGCCAATTACACAAGTG